TCAGTCATACCTACTTTTGATTGTTCTAATGTTAAAGCCATAATTTAATCTCCTATCTTATATTAATTTTCCTAAAGCGTCTGCTAAAGGATTTGTTTTGTCTTGATTACTATTATTTACAGGTGGGATATTAACTCCTTGCCCTTGTTCCTCTGAAACCGTAAAGAAGTTCTTATACTTTTCTTGAATAGGTTTAATTTTATCTTCCCAATCTTTTATTTTGTTATCTTCTAATTCTATTTCGTTAACATCGAATCTATCTTTTAATAAATCTATTAATTCAACATTAACTCCACTTTCTTTTAGATGCTCGACTATTGCATCACTTTTTATTTTGTTGTTTTTCTCAACCTCTAAGTTATTTTTATAGTCATTAAATTCAGTTTCTAAAGCTTCATACTTTTGTTTGTAATCATCCTTTTGACTTAGTTCTAAATCTGCTAACTTCCCTTCAAGTTCGTCAACTCTCTCGTTTTTCTTAGCATACTGTTTCTTGCTTACAAATTCTGTACATATCTCACTTTTGATATTGTCTACAATCTCGTCTACATTCTCTGTGATACCTGCTTTAGTTAATATTGCTTTTAAATTCATTCTAACATACCTCGCTTTCCTAAATTTTTATTGTGTTTTAAGCACAAAAAAGCTACTACCTAAATTATATCAGATAATAGCTTGTGTTGTCTATAATTGCGTATTCATAAATGCAACAAAATCAGAATAAGCAAAAGGTCTTACACTTAAAAGTTTGCAGCTTTTTATATGAAGCAGATAGTTGTCCCAGTTTTCCTTTTCTATTTGCTCGTAACATCTTCTTAATTGTTCTTTAATTTCTTTAGTCATAATTAACACTCCTCATTTATCTTTATACTTTATTATATGCAAGTGTTACTCGTATTATTCCTAATTATTTAATTAATTATCCAACATAGCTTTAAAATACAATTCTTCCGACTTCTCTTTGTCACCCTCTAGGAGAGCTTGTAAGCTATCTACTAATATAACAGACTGTTTAGTACCTATTCCTTTAAACTCCTCTATAAGAGCCTTTATATCATTATTAGCTATATATCCCTCTTCTGTTGCAAGTTTAATTGTAATCTCGTCGTGCTTTTCAAACAAACTCATATCATTAACCTCTGCTTTAATTTCTTTAACCTCTTTAGATACTCCACACCCAACTATCAAAAATGATGCCCCTATTAACAAACTACCTATTATTACTTTTCTCATATCATATACCACCTTTATTTTTTTTTACTGTAACTATATATTATATTATTAGTAATTACTTGTCAATACTTTTCATCTTAATCAAATTACACGCCCCAAATATTTCTATGAAGAGGTGAAAACTTTTATTTTTATTCTAATATTATCTCTGTATAAATTTATGCATAATTTATTTTAGTGTTTTTTATTTTTTCTTTATATATAGAGTAACAAATGATTTTCAACTCACATTGAAAGTACCTCTAGGCGTTGGTATTACTGGGCTAGATGCCATTTTGTCGAATTGAAAGGAATGCCCTTTTTTATCAGAAGTGTCAATACTAATATTTATGCATTTAATCGTTTACTAGGTGTATATTTATGCAAAAGAGTGTATAATAATTGATTAATATTTAGAGTTATTAGGAATTTTAATTATATTAAAATAAAATAAGAAATAAAAATATAGAAAAATAATAGCAAAATAGTAGACATAATAAAACACTTAGTGCTATAATAAATACATAACCCCCTTTAATTAATACCTCCTTATTCATATATATAGCCTAGCAGAAATGTTAGGTTATTTTTTTATAATAAATGTATTGACAATGTATTTACAAGATGATAATATTAAATAGAAATAAGAAAACAAATAAGAAAGGTGGTTAATTAATATGAATACAACAACATTTGAACACAGATACGAAATTGGAGAAGAGGTAGCAATAGAGTGTGAAAGATATAATGAGTGCGTAGTAAAGATAAGTGGGTTTATGGTTAGCAAAGAAGAACTAGGATATATGGCGATAGGAGAAAACAACAATCTTTTAATATTCAAAGAAAGTGAAATATTATTCTAATAACTAATTAAAGCGTGTAGATAAGCCTACACGCTCTTTTTATTCTTCTAATATAGATTTAGCTATCTTCTTATAAGTATCCTTATATTCCATTACAGAAGGTTTTAGAAAAGGTCTAGCAGGTTGTTTAGATGTAGATAGTTCAATAAATTTTCCATAAGTTACATTGGTTCCTACGGTAACCTTACTATCTCCAACTTTATAATCCATAGATGCTCTTAATCTTCCTGTATCAACTATCTTTTTTTGAGTTATTATCTTTGTAACAAGTTCTTGCCACTTGATACCCCATGCTTTTAATATCTTAGCCTTCTTTGCAGTTAAAGCACTCTCATAGTTTCTTCTATTATTTACTTTTATATCAATTTTAAAATTACTAGCCATTAGACCACTCCTCAAACGATTGTTTTTTCAATGCTTCATTTAGTTTTCTTTCTTCGTCGGAATACTCACCTAGTACGCCAACTACACTGCATCGGCAATTACAAACCTCACTAGCTCCACCTCGAGGGTCTCCAGGGAATTCTAAACCATTAGAAAATGTATCATCTTTACCAACTATTTCTAGGTGGCAACTTCTATGCGTGTCCCTTGTTCTTGCGTCAACTGCTGATATCCATTGCTTTTTTACATCAAGTCCCATTGCAGCACCCTCGTTAATTCCGATTATTCGACCTTGGTTTTCTGCTCTAGTAGTTTCAGTTCTAGCTATTCTTATGCAGTCATTAGTTGACCTATCCACAACTCCTTGTATTCTCTTAGATAAATCTCTAATACTTTCTCCTAATAAAAGTCCTTGGGTAAGTTGTCCTTGTAATCTTCTGTATATTATTCCTTTATCCTTAACCCCATCAAGTGCTAACTTAGTAAAAACCGAACTATCTTTCTTTATTATTTCTGCTAAAGTCCTAGAATTATACACACTAAAGTTCATATTAACTCCTGCTTGTTGTTCCAAATCATAAATGGTGTATAAATAATTGTCCTTTATCATCGAAACAGTTTCATTGTTGATAGTTGTCGCTGCTATATTACTAGCGTTATGAATATCAATGACCATATTATCCATTAAGCCTTGTATTCTTTTAGACTGCATAACTAAGTTTCTTCTTTTTATAACGTCATCAGTAACATCTAGTTTAGTTTGTATCTTCTTTAAATCTTCTTCACATTTCTTATATGCTTCATTGAAATTCTTCTTTATATCTCTTTCTAATTCTTTTAAACGCTTATCTGTTTTCTTTTTCATATAGTCCATCTTTTTCCCACTCCTTATATAACTCTTTTAAGCATATTACTACATCGCTTATAGACAAAGTTGGATTTATAAATTTTAATGAAATAGCTAAATCTGCCCTATATACATCTAATTTGCATATATCGCCAATAGAATATTTGTTAGTTGCTAATTTCTTAATTTCATTTTTTACGAAATCATAATTAATATATTCTTTTTTAATAGGAGCAGGGATATTGTTTGAAAATATACCTAAATATTTATCTTTATAAAAAGTTATTTCAAATACTTCCATTGCTTTTTTATCTTTGAATATAAACTTCTCTTTCTTTCCAGTTATCATCTCATAAACTTTTGATACCATCTAATCACCTCTATTTTATTATACCAAAAAAGCACCCAGTTAAGAGTGCTTAATTGTTTTTATTTATCAAGTTTTACAGATATTACAACGAACTCTTTTCCTAAATCTATTCTAGCATCTTTAATAGCTTCTTCTCTGTTATCTGCCATTGTCATAGTTTCAAATACATCACCTGTTACGCTTCCTCTTTTCTTGTAGTTAACAACATAGTTTTTCATAATAATTACCACCTTTTATTTTAGTAGTTGATTTTCTCAACCCTTAATTACATTATAATGCTATTTATATAAAGTGTCAATACAATATTTAAAGTTTTTTAAATTTATTTTTTAGAAGTAAAAAAAGTGCCATTTCTGACACTCTTGTTTATTTTTTGTAGTATTTAGTATAGCAACTAACACCTACATACTCTAGCCCTATATGAATTTTAAAAAAATCCTCTTCATCGTAAGGCTTATATTTTAGAATGTTATCTTTATATATAAGTATATCTTGACCACCGTTAGGAAGTTCAAACTTAACTTCTTCACCCACACACAATCTCTCAAACGCTTCTTTAAAGTCAATCTCTTCTGTGAATTGTTTTGGCTCTTCTATTAGTGTGAATTTACCATTTAGTATAATGTTTAAATCAAACAAATCTTCAATATAACCATGTTTACAATCCCTTAGTGCAACACCAAGTGCTATATTTATTACATCAAATACACTTCCTCTAAACTCAAACTTCTTACCAACATTATCTTCTACTAAAACCTCTTGAATTGTTAATGTTTTCTTAGGGTCTAATTGTTGTGCAAGTTCTAGTTGTTCCTCGTACAATCCACTTGTTTTACAATTAAAAAAATACACATAACTATTTCCTATAAACTTTTCTGATATTCTTGATATTTTAAGCTCTTCACCCATTTTGAAATCAAACAAATCAACTTCTGACAATTTAATAACTCTAACCTTATCTCCAACTTTAAATTTACTCATTTAAACTACCTCCTAAACTTTATACCTTATTATAACATTTAAATATTGTTGTTGTCAATACATAAATAAAATAAAAAAAGAGTAATCTAAAAACTACTCAATTCTTATATGTGGGAATTTACACCCTAATTAAATTAAAATGATATGGAGCAAATAACAGGATTCGAACCTGTGATAAAAGTTTTGCAGACTTTTGCCTTACCACTTGGCTATATTTGCATATTAAAAGGAGGTTTTACCCTCCCTAAAAGGTGTGTTAATTAGTATACCTTATTATACCTCTTCTACTATTTCTTTGTCAATGCTAAACCTGTCTTGTCCCTCTAATTCAACTGCATCAATAATCTTATCAATTTTTCTGTTGTCGATTAAAGGATTAAGTTCTAATCTAGTTCTTAAGTCTAAATCAGTGCTACACTTTAGTATATTATCAATAGTTTCAGTATCGTTTATAAGCGTTCTTCTTATAAAGTCAATCTGATAATCGTTGTCTACTTCTGTTCCCATAGTTCCTATATATTCTTCGTAAAAATCCAATATATCGTCTACTACTTCTACCATTTGTTGCTCAAAAGCATCTGTTTTAAGTTCTAAATCATTCATTGAAGCTTTTATATGAGTAGTTGTAAGACTTCCACCACTTAATAAAGTCATATCTACTGCCATAGCTTCATCATATATCATTCCACGCAAAAGATTTAAAGCGGTTTCTCTAGCTTGATAAGGTACATCTATTGTGTGAGCGTCAGCTGAACCCTCATCATCAACCTTTATTGTTTTGTAGTGCTTGTAGTCTGATAAGAACTCTCCCATATCTTGCCCGCCGTAATTCTTCAATACCCAATAAACATCCTGTGAATCCTCTAAGTTGTTCCCAAAATCACTAAGTATTATGTCGTATAAATCTATCTTAGTTTTAAGAGAATGGCTTAGCCTTGGTTTTCCTGCTATATCTGACTTAGCTTCTATTATAGGTAGTTCACTCCAATTTTTTCCACCTGCTATTCTAGTTCCCAATACATCTTTCTCTACTATAACACTATATGCCCTCTTCTCTTGTGTAAGCGTAACTTTATCTTTTATTATAGAGTATTCAGTCATTCCATCAATCTCG